CCTCTATACAAATGTATTATACAGTATTAAATTTATGGAATAACTCTCAACAAAATTCTAATCCTGCTAATGATAATGCTAGTTTAGGAAATACTTTTATTGAAAATCCAAATATAAGACCCTTATTATCTTTTGAAGGTGATTATATAACTCAAGGTAGACAAGGAAGTGCTTTAAGATTTAGTTCAACAACTAAATTACATACTGATTTAAATGAATGGAGTAGTATAGGAAAAGACGATGATCCTATTACTATATTAACTAATGGATTTAATTATGATCCTAATGGGAATTTTTATGTTGAAAAAATAAATAAAGATTTATCCTCAATTTATTTAACCTCAGCTCAAAAAATTCCTTTACAAACAGATAAAACAGGAGTATTAAATAATTTAACTAATCCTTTAAATGCTCCTGATTATACTAATGCTCAAGTAATAATTAATAGTGATAGAGTAGTATTAAATTCTAAAAAAGATGAAGTAATGTTGTTTGCAAAAACAAACATTGAATTAAATACTAAAAACACTATTAATTTAAATGCTGATGAAAGGATTCATCTTAATAGTAAAGCAGTATTTTTAGGACCTTTTGATTCTAGTCATACTCCTCAACCATTATTATTAGGGGATAATACTTATAATTTATTAAAAGAACTAGTAAGTGGATTATATTCATTCGGAACTGCTTTATCTGCAGTTGTAGGGTCTCCAGAAGGTGCCCCTGCTCTTGATATTAAAGCAGCAGCAGATGATTTATTAAATTCATTAGATAGGATTACAGATGATTTAAGTGGAATTCTATCACAACAAAACTATACTGTTTAATGTCTAATAATACAAACATAGCTTCTGTTATTTCTCCTGATATTTTAAAAACAATATCATCATCAACTGCTATTAAAACTTTTAATGATCAATTAAAAAATAAAGCTAAAGAAACAGTTATAGCATTTGCTAAGAACAAAACAGATGAAATTAAAGGAAAAATAGACGAAGTAACTAAACAAATAATTCAAGCAGGAACAGACCATAATACTGAAGTATCACGACTAAATACCCTATATCAGAATAGACAAATAACACAAGAAAACTATAGTAAAGCTCTTGAAGCAGAAAGTATTGCCTATCAAACTCAATTAAATGATTTACAAAATCAAAAACAAAAATTTTTAGATGATCTAAACAAAATTATTGCTGATCCCTATAAAAAAATAAAAGATAATATTACAACAAGAAAAAATCAATTAAAATTATTAAAAGCAAAAAATAAAGCTAATCGTGTTAGATCAAAACAAGATTTAAATAAAAAGGTATTTTTAAATACTGTTAAAAATTTAGCCCCTGTTTTAGCTTTACAATTAGCTAATAGTTTAGTTTCAATTATATCTCAAAGAGGAAAATTAGAAGTTTTAGTTAACCAAGTAAATGCTTATATTGATACAGCTCACACTGCTGATACTGTTAAAATTGCTACTGATTTGAGAAACAATGCTATTACATTAATTAATAATAGTATTAATAAATTAAATAAATTAAAAAAAACAGTTGAAGGTATAAGTAAAATAATAACAATTTTAATAATAGTAATTACAGCAATTGAAGTTATACTTAGTTTACCTATTCCTGCTTTATTAGCTTTAAAAGTTATATTGCAACCAAAACTACAGAGAATATTAAAACTAATAGGATCTTTAAGTGTAATTTTAGTAATAGCAACAACAATACTAGAAAATGAAATTATTAAATTGAATGAATTAATTGCAAAACTAAAATATGCTAGTTTAAAATTAGATGCAAACTCATTAACTGATTTAAACCAACAGGAATTAAATGATATTATAACATCTATTTCTTCTAACAACAATAATAATCAATTTCCTGAATATAAAGGATTTAAATTTAAAATTAAAGAAGAACAAAATATTGCGTTTGTTGTAAAAGGTAATAAACGCCATTATGCTGTTGCTATTGATCGTGATGGTGTAGAAGTATTAAAAAGTGAATATTCATTTACATTAGATCCTAATGACTTAGTTGATCAATTAAAATTAGTTATTGATCAACGAAATTTACAAGGATAAAATATTTATAATTATGGATGCAAAAGTATTTAAAAATTTAATTAAAGAAGCGGTACGTGAAGCCGTTCGCGAAGAGCTTGGATTACTTTTATTAGAACAAAAGAAACAATCTATCCAAGAAAGTTTAAACAATGACACTACTAATATTAATTATAGTAGTAGAGATGTAATGCCTGGTAATCCTAACATTAGAGCATCATTGCGTAGTAAAATGGGTGAAGCTTTTGGATTTCAACAACAACAACCCGCTAAATTAGCAATAATTGATGCTGTTGATGAAAATACAGGAGAAAAAGTCAATCCATTTGCTGCTTTTCTAGCAGATTCAGCAGCTAATATGACTGCTCAAGATTTATCAGGATTAAGAAACTTAGGATAAAATGCCAATACCTCAAACAATACGAGTAAATCCGCTAGATTTACAAAAAAACATTGCTATTGGGGTATCTTTACCTTTTGATAAACCTTTTAGTAGTACTTATTCTACTAAGGATCAAATAAAATCTAATTTAATTAATTTAATGTTAACCACTAAGGGAGATAGAATAATGAATCCCTTTTTTGGAACAAATTTAAGAAAATTTATATTTGAAGGTATAACTGATTCAAACATTGATGGATTAAAAGCAAGTTTAGCAAACGACATATATGTTTTTATTCCTGAAATATCAATAGTAAGTATAGATATAACACCCAATGTTGATTATAATTTAATAGATTTAAGTATTAATTATATTATTAATATATCCCAAAATTCTGATCAAGTAACAGTACAATTTATATAATAATGGCTAACGAAGATAAAAATATATCATATTTAAATAAAAGTTTTACCGACTTTAAAACAGCATTACAACAGTATGCTAAAACCTATTTCCCAACAACATACAATGACTTTTCAGAATCTACCCCTGGAAATATGTTTATTGAAATGGCTTCATATGTTGGTGATGTTATGTCCTTTTATTTAGATACTCAAGTACAAGAAAATTTTCTTATATATGATAAAGAAAAAGAAAATTTATATGCTTTATCTTATGTAATGGGTTATCGCCCAAAAGCTACATATGCTGCTAACACTACAATTGATGTTTATCAACTGGTACCTACTGCTATTTCTAGTGGAAATACTGTTCCTAATTACAATACTTATGGTTTAATAATACCAGCTAATACTTCTTTAACTTCTATAAGCAATGGAGTTAAATTTTTAACCACAGAACAAATTGACTTTACCGATACAGGAAGTGCAGAAATAACATTTGTTAATAGTAATTATTTTCTATTTAAAAAATCAGTTGATGCAATATCAGCAGAAATAAAAACAACAACTGTTTCTTTTAATGGTAATCAAAAATTTGCTACCTCTAATATTACTGATACTAATATAATACAAATTTTAAATATTACTAGTAGTGATGGTAATGTGTGGTATGAAGTACCTTATTTAGCCCAAACTTCAATATTTAAAAAAGTAGCTAATCCTTCATATAGCACAGATCAAGTTCCTTATTTATTACAATTACAAAAAGCCCCTAGACGTTTTGTTTCTAGAATTCTTTCTGATAATACATTACAATTAGAATTTGGAGCTGGTTTATCTCAAAATAAAACTGATTCTCAAATAATCCCAACCCCAGACAACATTCAATTAGGATTAGTACCTGGTATTTCATTGCTAACTAATAATTACAATGAAGCTTCAGTAATGTTTACTCAAGAATATGGATTAGCTCCTTCTGGTTCTTTAACTGTTAAATATCTAGTAGGTGGAGGAGTTGTGTCAAATATATCTTCTAATAATTTAACTGTAATTGATACATCTGGTATTTACTTTAAAAATGGTAATCCTGGAGGAGCAACAGCTACTGCTGTGTTAAATAGTGTAGTTTCAAATAACCCTAATCCTTCAAATGGTGGAAGAGACGGAGATACTATAGAAGAAATTAGACAAAATGCTTTATATGCTTATTCTACTCAATTAAGAGCAGTAACAAAAGATGATTATATTATTCGAGCATTATCTATGCCTTCTAATTATGGCACATTAGCCAAAGCTTATATATCACAGGATTTTACTAGAGATG